GCTATGGCTATGGCTCTGGCTCTGGCGATGGCTCTGGCGATGGCTCTGGCGATGGCGATGGCTCTGGATATGGCTTTGGCTCTGACTCTGGCGATGGCTCTGGATATGGCTTTGGCTGTAGATATGGCTCTGGCTCTGGCTCTGGCTCTGGCTCTGGCTCTGGATATGGATCTGGATCTGGATCTGGATCTGGCTAATAAAAATTAATCAGCAATAAAACACATTAAATAAAAAATCAGGAAAGAATTGATGAATATCAATAAAGGAAGAACTATCAAGCCTCAAAAAATCGTCATTTATGGTGTGGAAGGTATCGGGAAAACTGAATTGGCAACGCATTTCCCAAATCCAATATTCATAGATACTGAGGGATCAACAGATCATTTAGACGTATCCAGGACTGATACGCCAACGAGCTGGCCCATGCTAATAGAGCAAATTAATTGGTTTGGGACTAATCCCCATGAATACCAAACTTTGGTAATTGATACCATTGATTGGGCAGAAAGACTAGCTGTTAAGCAGATATGCATGAATGGCAATGTTAATGGTATTGAGGACTTCGGTTGGGGTAAAGGTTTTACCTATGTAGCAGAAGAGATCGGAAGGTTCTTAGATTTACTCACTTATGTAAGTAAGCGCATGAATATCGTATTGTTGGCCCACTGCCACATTAGAGGTGTAAATCTACCTGAAGAAACGGGCCTATTTGATAAGTATGAATTAAGGATGGAGAAAAAGTCTGCACCACTGCCAAAAGAATGGGCAGATGCGGTATTTTTTGCAAACTATAAAACTTATCTAAGTGGTGAAGGAGCAAAGAAAAAAGCTACAGGGGGCAGAAGAACTCTTTTCACCAGTCATACAACCGCACATGATGCAAAAAACCGTTATGGCTTACCGTCTGAAATAGACTTTGAAGGAAAGCCGGAAATCGTTTATCAATCTATCGCAAACTTTATACCAACAACACAAACCCAGGTGGTCAAAAATGAAGCAGAAACCATACAGGAGGAAGCGCAAACCAGTCAACCGGAAGTTGAAGAGACTGGAGACACAAATCAAGAACAAACTACAGAAAAAAGCTCAACTGCATTTAGTGGGCCACTGTATGATTTAATGAACTTAAACAATGTCGAAGATAAGGACATTGAAGATCTTGCAGTACGTAGTGGACATTTCCCTGAAGGAATGAAGTTTAGTCATTTTCCCCAAGATTACCTAGATCATCTTGTCGCTAATTGGGAAAATGTTATCAAATCAATTTTAGAAAATAAATAAGGAATAAAATCATGTATAACGGTCAACCACAAAACGCACAAAACGCATATCATAATCCTCAACAAGGTAATTACCCACAGGCTGGAGCAATGCCTATGGATGATGACGATTTGGCAATGGACGGCATTATTGAAAATGATGGTCAAGAGCTAATCATACTACCTAAAGGCGAATATTCTTTCGTGGTAGTGGATTATGAAACTTCTGAATATACTGACACTAAAGCCGGTAATCGTACCCGTAAAAAGGTAATCGTTCATTGTCAGATAGATTTCAATGGAAGCAAAGTAACCATTAAGGAGCAACTACCACTTAAAAAGACTATGGAGTGGAAGTTCTGTCAATTGTTTACTTGTATCGGTGATAGAAAGTCTGGCGAGCAACTACAAATGAATTGGAATGAAATTAAGGGTAAAGGCGGCAAGTGTATCGTTAAGCCTAGAAAATTTAATTCTAATGGTGAAGAAAAGCAGACTAACAGCATAGATAAATTTTTAGAACCGGCCACAGCTCCAAATGGAGTGAGTAGCACTATGCAACCACCAGCTTTAAGTAATCCAGCGCAAGGTACTGTTCCACCTGCAACAGGGGCCGCACAACAAGCCGGTTGGGGAAATGGTAGCTTTCAGTAATTAAATGAATGAGGGGCTTTTAGACTGGGTTCTTCAATTAGAATCGGGGGATCTTCCCCCGATTCCTTGGAAGCTATCACCAGGTAGAATAGTAGTGAATAATAAGGGCTTTCTAAGTTCACTTAAAAATGACATAAATCAAGGCCCAAAAACACCAAGAGCGCGTTTTAATTGTCTTCAAGAAGATGTGATATTTTTATGGAATATAATGCAATGCGAAATCAAACAGTAAAAGAGGCAATACAGAGGCTTTTTAGATTTTTAAGAACTGTCGGTTTAGATGAGGATTCACCAAGTTATAAGTCATTAAATATTATCTTGAACGAAAATGTTAAGTTAAAAGAAAGACTCTCTAGCCTGGAAAATATAGACGAAATAGCAGGTCAGTATAGAAACTTAGCCGAGGAAGCTATAAGCGAATTTCAAGCGCATGTAGAGAGCGGGTCTAGCATTGATTACGGGAATGCAGACAAGTTGAGAAATAAATTTAAGGAAATAGGGAAATGAACCAACATATTTTAGTCGCTATGGATTGGAAGAACCGCAGTCAAGAAGAGTTGAAGAAAAATCGTGCTGCTGCTGCCGTAAATGTTGCCGATGATGTTCACAAAGTATTATTTGATGAATGCGGGACAAAAGGACTGAAGTAATGGGTGTTGTTTACAGAATAACTTTCCCTGATGGTGAGTTTTATATCGGTTCTACCAATGAGTACAAGGATAGGCAAGCTCAACATATGTTTAGCCCAAGTAAAAAGATTAAAGAGATGCTTATAAAATATGACTGCAATTTAAAAGAGTTTAGGTCTTTTTTTGAAATAATCTGCACATGTAAAAACTATAAAGAGGCTGAGAAAGCTATAATTTATGAGCACAAAGATAGTGATTTAATATTAAATACAATGGGCGTGACTAGAGGGGTAAAAGGCAAAGGTGGTAAACGCGTAAATATATGGATTCCCGAAGAGGATCACAAAGAAGTAATGAAGGCCAAGAAAACTCACGGTGTGGCCTTGGGCAAGCTCTTAGTTAAACTAATCAAAGAAGAAGAAAAAAGAAAGGACTATGGGAAATAATGAAAACATTTCAAAATATTTCTAAGGAAGAGCTAGGCAAAGAATTACAATGGCACCTAGAACAGGATGCAATCATACAAGGTTCTTATGGTGGAGAAATAGGTGAAGGCGAAGAGTTCAAGGGCTGCATGATGGGCTGTGCTGTAAATTCTATTCTTAGGGTAAATGGTGCTAAGCTTCAACATGATAATCATTTGGAGCAAGCGAATTACTTAGGATTGCCAGAATGGTTTATTTACTTATATGAAAGAATATTCGAAGGATTAAGTGTTGAAGAATCGAAACAATGGGTGATTGATTGTTTCGAAGCTATCCCAGTTATAGAGACCAGTAAAATTGACGATCTTGAAGTCTTGATTAGGATTTTCATAATCGAATCGACCAATAAAAATCATGATAACGAAGAAGTAAAAAAGGCTGTTGCTCAAGTCAAAGCCGCAATTCTATCGAATAATAAAAATGACCTTTCAGCAGCAGAGTCATCAGCATGGTCAGCAGCATGGTCAGCAGCAGAGTCAGCAGCAGAGTCATCAGCATGGTCAGCAGCAGAGTCATCAGCATGGTCAGCAGCATGGTCAGCAGCAGAGTCAGCCTTTTATAAAGAAGCAGCAGAGTCAGCAGCAGAGTCAGCCTTTTATAAAGAAGCAGCAGAGTCAGCAGCAGAGTCAGCAGCATGGTCAGCAGCATGGTCAGCAGCAGAGTCAGCCTTTTATAAAGATCTCTCCAAATATGTACTACAGTTGCTTAGGGGGCTTAAATAATGACAACACAAGATAAGCCAAGGCCATGCCAGCACTGCTTTCACCCGGATTTCAAGAAGTCGTACAAGTGGGGAAGCGTTAGGCTGGAAGAGTGTAAAGGGTGTAAAAAGACGAGGGTGCAGAGATGAACCAACATATTTTAGTCGCTATGGATTGGAAGAACCGCAGTCAAGAAGAGTTGAAGAAAAATCGTGCTGCTGCTGCTGATGCTGCTGCTGTTGCTGTTGCTGCTGTTGCTGTTGCTGATGCTTATGCTGTTGCTGATGCTTATGCTTATGCTGAATACTGGATCAACAGGTACTTTAATGTCACTGGCGAAGACAGAGAAGATTATGAAAAAGCTTTGAAGGATATGAAGAAATGAATAAACACATAATGATCGACATAGAGACACTAGGCAAAGGCGACAGATCGGTAATAGCCTCTGTTGGAGCTGTAGCTTTCGATAAACACAACAATAACCTTAGAGAAATTTACCAAGAGTACTGCATACAAAGTCAATTAAATATGGGACGTACTGTAGATGCTTCCACATTGCAATGGTGGCAAGAACAAGAAACGTCATTACCTCTTAATGGTTGTGAGCTGGAAAGCAATTTGATGGATTTGCATGCTTTTATTGATGATCATAAACCACCACAAGAAGCGAACACAGATGATTGCGATCAAGAAGATGTGTTATATGTGTGGGCGCATGGCGTAACTTTCGATATCGTTAAACTACAATCTCTTTTTTCAGAAGCTTACAATTATGTACCCTGGGAGCATTGGCAAATAATGGATTTACGTACCCTGGTACAATTATGGCCGACTCCCAAAGAAGACAGGAAAAAGAATAACCATAACGCTTTGGATGATGCCAAAAACCAAGTCGAATGGATATTAAAAATAAATGAAAAGTTGGATTTTCTCTAATGATGACTCAAGATCAATATAATCAATTAAGGTATCTTACTAATTTATTTTTTGATTCTTTAATAGAAAAAATAGATAAAAATACACAATTTTACGATAAGATGGTAGAAGATAGTCGTTTTTCATCTTTATACGACATATCTTCAAGGATCTATACTAGGGGATTATCCTTTACTGATCCCGTGACCGTAGAAAAACAAAAATGCGGCAAGTCTAATTATCTTGTAAAGGCAAAAATTGAAGGTAAAGAAGATAAAAATTACAATGTTTTACTAATTGGTAATTATTGGAAAATAATTGATGAGACAGATAGATTAGATAGAAAATTTATAAAATACGCTCCTACTTTAGGCGATGCTTTAGATATAATAAGAATGAGGTCTTTGTAACAATGCAACTAAGACCATATCAAGACGAATCAATCAAAAACATTCTAAAAGAGTGGAAGCGAGTAAGATCTACTCTTTTAGTTTTACCTACTGGCTGCGGAAAGACTATAGTTTTTTGCAAACTAAGCGAGCTTAAAGTAAGAGAAGGGGCAAGAATCCTTATTTTAGCTCACCGCGAAGAACTATTGCAACAAGCCGCAGACAAAATGAGCAAGGCTACCGGCCTGAAGTGTGCTGTCGAAAAAGCAGAGCACACAGCATTTGGAAGCTGTTTCAGGATTACAGTAGGTTCCGTACAGACTTTAAAAAATGAGAAAAGACAAAAACGTTTTTCAACAGATTATTACGATTACATTATTATTGATGAGGCCCATCATGCACTTAGCCCAACTTATCGGTCAGTAATAGATTACTTTTCCGGGGCAAGGATTTTAGGAGTAACAGCCACACCAGACAGAGGAGATAAAAAAAACTTAGGTGCTGTTTTCCAGTCTATTGCACATGAATACACTATGCCGGAGGCGATAAGAGATAAATATCTTGTACCGATAAAAGCATTAACACTTCCACTAAACATAGATCTAAGTGGCATTAAAATTAAGGCCGGTGATTTTTCCGAACGTGACGTAGATAATGCTTTAAATCCATACCTGGAAACTATAGCAGATGAAATGGCCGAAAGATGCAAAGATCGTAAAACCATTGTTTTCTTACCACTTATCGCGACATCACAAAAAATGCAGATGCTTTTAAATGAACGTGGTTTTAGGTGCGCTGAAATAAACGGCAAGTCAAAAGAACGCAAAGAAATCTTACAAGATTTTAGCGATGATAAATATAACGTTCTATGTAACTCTATGTTATTAACCGAAGGTTTTGACGAACCTAGCGTAGATTGTGTTGTTTGTTTGAGGCCCACCAAAGTACGTGGTCTTTATTGTCAAATAGTCGGTCGTGGAACCAGGTTAAGCCCAGAAACAGGAAAAGACCATTTATTGCTTTTAGATTTTTTATGGCATACAGAGAAACATGAACTTTGCCGGCCGGCACATTTAATCGCTAAAGATAAAATCCAAGCCGATGTAATGATAAAGGTTATGGAGAAAAATGCTAAAAGTGGTAATCCAGAAGCACTGGAACTCGAAGACGTTGAGGAAGAATCAAAGACAGATGTTGTTCAGCAAAGAGAAAATGCCCTGGCAAAAGAACTTAGGGAGAAAGAAGGAAGACGCAAGAGACTTGTAGATCCTGTAGCATTTGGTCTGAGTATTGATGCCAATGACCTAAGAAATTATGCACCTACAGAAGTATATGAAATGGGCATACCATCAAAAAAACAAATGGATTTGCTAGAACGACACGGGATAAATCCAGACGAAATAACTTGCTCCGGTTATGCATCAAAACTCATTGAAAAAATTAACGCCAGGTCTGCCGCTGGCCTCAGCTCTGCCAAACAAATAAAATTCCTAAACAAATACGGCTTTAAGAATGTACCTAACTGGACTGCTAATCAAGCAAGCAAAATGTTTGTTAGAATAAGAATGAATAGCTGGAATGTTCCAACTAACATAGATCCAAGAAGCTATGTGCCTAAACCAGATAAAGAAATTAAGGGGTCTATGTTTTGAGTAGAATGACTGAACAAGAAGAAGCTCTAGCACTTTTAGATCTTGTTGATCCATCACAGTTAGATTATGATGGATGGCTAAACGCTGGAAAAGCTCTTAAATCATGTGGATTGCCTTGCTCAGAGTGGGATTCATGGAGCCAGCTAGATAATCGTTATACTGCCGGTGAGTGTGAAAGGAAATGGAAATCCTTCAAAGGTGGTGGTATTACCAAATCAACTCTTGCCAGTTTAGCTAAAGAGCAAGGGCGTAATGTTAATTTTGGTACTGGTGGAGAGTATTTCAAAAACACTGGCGATGACGATGATATGTCGTTGGACTCTGTAATTGGTGGAAGCTCTAAAGGTGATCACCAAATTATCGACAAGAACTGGATAAAAGAAAAAGAAATCCCACCATGTCCAGAAAATTGGAACCCGAACAACGATTTAATTAATTATCTACTTACTTTATTTAAGCCACATGAAATGGTCGCCTATACTATGGAATCATTTCAGCCAGAAAATTCTGAAAAATGGCTACCTAAAAAAGGAGTATGGAGAACATGTCAAGAGCTAATAACGGGACTCAAGTCAAGCAATGAGCCTATATCCAGTTACAATAAAGATGTAGGATCATGGATTAGGGTAAATCCTTTTGACGGCAATGGAGTAAGCGATGAAAATGTTACTGATTTTCGTTATGCTTTAATAGAATCAGACGACATTTCTTTAGAAAAACAATATTACCTATTGCAGCAATTAGAATTACCTATTGCTACCTTGGTTCATAGTGGTTCTAAATCTCTACACGCATTGGTAAAAATAGATGCACCCACATATGACGAATATAAGAAAAGAGTCGATTATCTTTATGCCATATGCGCAAAGAACTCATTCTCTATAGATGAACAGAATCGTAATCCTTCCAGGTTGAGCCGAATGCCAGGTGTAATGCGTGGCGATAAACCTCAATACCTCATTGCCACAAACATGGGAAAAGACACTTGGGAAGAGTGGAAGGAATGGATTGAAGACTTAAATGATAATTTGCCAGAAATGGAGAGTCTTGCTGATAGTTGGGATAATCCACCGCCATTAGCAGACGAAATCATTCATGGAATTTTGAGGAAAGGTCACAAGCTTTTAATAGCTGGCCCATCAAAGGCAGGTAAGTCATGGAACTTAATACAATTATGCATAGCGATTGCTGAAGGTGGCTGGTGGAATGGCTGGAAGTGTGAGCAAGGGCAAATACTCTACGTCAATTTAGAGCTGGATAAACCATCATGCCTAAATCGTTTTAAGACTGTTTACGAGAGACTAGGTATAGATAACCCCCACATAAATAACATAGACATTTGGAATTTACGTGGGAAAGCAATACCTATGGATAAATTAGCCCCAAAGCTAATACGAAGAGCATTAAAGAAACGATACATAGCGATTGTTATAGACCCTATCTATAAGGTTATTACCGGTGATGAAAACTCAGCGGAGCAAATGGGGCACTTCTGTAATCAATTTGATAAGATTTGCACCGAGTTGAAAGTATCTACCATTTATTCACACCATCACAGCAAAGGTTTACAAGGTGGCAAAAAGTCTGGTGATCGTGCTTCTGGTTCTGGTGTATTTTTGAGAGATCCAGACGCATATATTGACTTGATGCCATTGGATAAGACGGAAGAAATACAGAAAGAGATTGATAGCGTTTTGGTATGCGCAAAAATTAAATCTTATATGGACGTTATAGATTCTAACTGGTATCACCAACTAACGCCAGACGAAAGAATAGTTCCAGAATTTATGAGAATGGAAGCAGAAAAAAGATTAGGTAATAATTGCAAGAATTTACCCGGGATAATCAATGATGCTTTGCAGACTTCCAGGAGGATAACTTGTTGGAGAATAGAAGCGACTCTTCGTGAATTTGCCGACCCGGACAAAGTAAATATGTTCTTCGCTTACCCAACACATGAAATAGATCATAAAGGAATACTTACAGAGGCACTAGCAGAAGGGGAGGAAACATGGAAAACTCCTGAGCAAAAAATAAAAGAGCATCAAAAAAATAAAGAAGCGAGTAAGAAGAGGAAGCAAGACGCGCAAGACGACTTACTTGATACATTTAGAAAGTGCCATGAAGAGGAACCGGTAACTTTAGCGACTATTGCTGAAGTCTTGGGAGTTTCGACAAGAACAGCGAGAAGAAAAATAGTTAGTCATCCAAAATTGAAGGTAAATAATAATTTAATAGAGGAAAAAGAATGAGAGAGATAAAGTTTAGAGCTTGGAATCTTTTAAGTAAAAGGATGGTTTATTTAAATAAGGAAATGTCGAGTATACCTTATTATGAATTATTTTGCCATACTCCAGATTCGAGAGCTATGGATTTAATGCAATTCACCGGCCTCAAGGACAAGAACGGCAAGGAAATATATGAGGGGGATATTTTAAAGGTTATTTATACGTATGACGATGAAGAAAGTATTCATCACGTCATTTGGGGACTCAGAATAGTTAATAATTACCAAGTTAATTATCCGGCTTTTTGTCTATCTCCAAATTTAGGTGAAGAGGTCAATTGCTTTTCTCTACTATTTGATTCAGGAGAATATTTAGTTGAAGTCATCGGCAACATTCACGAAAATCCAGAGCTTTTGGAGTCCGATAAATGATTTTAGCATTAGATCAAAGTCTAGCATCCACGGGGTATGTGGTTGGTAATAAAGGTAAAATATGCAGTCATGGAGTAATCGTCACCAAGGCAGAAAAGAAAAAAAGAAATATCGGTTCTATGGATGATGCTTGCAGAAGAACTCGATTAATAATTTCAGATATAGTAGATCAAATTAAATACTTTGATGTAAAAGCTATAGCTTGTGAAGAATATGCCGGATTCTCACAGAGTAAATCGAGTGCCGATGCCCTGGCTACCTCTAGGACTATAGTTTGTGCAGTTTCCCATATGATGAACATACCCATGTTTTTTATACCGATCAATGACGTGAAGTTTGCTTTAACTAGAAATAAAAAAGCTAGTAAAGATGAAATGATTGAAAGCGCATATTCAAGATTTCCTGAAGTCTTTGAGAGCTATAAAAGTGAGCGTTCCGCTAATGGTTGGGAAGGGAAAACTGAGCATGTGGCTGATGCAATAGGGGTATACCTTTGTGCTAGGCAATTGCCCTCTATAAAAATGATGGAAAATTTAATTAACTAGGTATTTTATGAAAAAAGAAAAATGGCGTGAAGAAAATTACGTTTTTGCGGTCTTTGTTTGCGAGAATAAAAAGAAAGCTTGTGTTTACAATACTGTAAAGATAGACAAGGGGATAATCCCTAAAGAAATGCCTTGCATTGGTAATGATTGCAATTGTAAGGCTTTTATGAGAATGCCTAAAGATAGACCGGTTCCACCAATAATAAAAAAACCATGCTTGGAATGGCGCAAAGATAAAAACAGTAAAACTCTTTTACCCTGGCCTTTAACTTCCCCGGAAAAAGAATGGCTAAAACATAAAGAAAAATAAATATTTGACGCTCTTTTACAGGAGCGTCTTTTCTTTAACGACCTGAAGGTATATCGGCAGAGTTGTCTATGTCTGCACCTTGACCTACCTCATCAAGATTACTTCCACTCATAGTAGCTTCATCTTTAGATACCTGCACTTTGTTTACGGTTAAAACAGTAGAAGCTATAGGGACTTGTAATTGGCACCCACAAGCAAACAATATGATAATACATAGAAATAACTTTTTCATAAAAAACCTTTAATTTAAACCTTTTTCCCAAGAGCCATCGCCAAACTCTTCTACAGCTTCCGCCCAAGCTTCTGCTCGGATTTCCCATCCACCGTCTGTAATTATATCGTCTTTAAGTAAGTTGTCCGATAGAGCCTTAACGTACTGCGACTTCGGCCCTTTGAAAACTCCTTTACAAGACATGTAATAAAAGCCGTCGTGCTTGCCCACACCACGTCTAGTTGCTTTCATTTGTTTTCTTAGAATGCCGAAAGGCAGTCTATCAAACGTAGGGCCAGAAGCCCCAAATACAAAACCAGGTTTGAGAGTTAGTACTCCAAACCTGGTAAGTCTCACAAATTCATCTTCGTACTCAAAGTGCATGACAGGAGTTTGCTCTGAGTGGAAATCACACATTTTAAAATTAGCGGTCATAAAACGCCACCAAGGAGTGCAACGCTTATATTTTTTGTGGAAGTCTTTCATGTTATTGTTTAATTTTTAAAATTTCCCTCAAATCCCTAAACTGATCGTCTGAGCTTACGTTAGATTTTTTGACAATATTCTGAAGTAATAAAACAATTTTTTCATTTGCTTCTTCGGTCTTTATTCTTTCTGCCTTTGTTTCTTCCCTAGAGGCTTTTATCTCCCTCCATAAAACAATAATTGCCGTTAATAAAAGACCCGTAATAGTTAGGTTTTGACCCGGGGGCATTATAGATGGATCTGTATTGGCGAGTACCGACCATGTTGAAGTTATTGCTATTCCTATTGCCCCTTTATTACTTAGTACAAAATCAAACATATGTTTTACCTAGATTATATTTTTACTTTTCACGGCACTCTAGGCACTCTCTATTAAGCATTTACTAATTATACACTACAACATAAAAAAAAGTATAATATCATTATTCAAAAGAAAAGTTTTCTATGTCATTATCTCTATCTTCACGAACATCACCAGTCGCCCTCAAACGCTCACGCTTTCCAGGGTTCTCAAACCTGGTCTTTAGAGCTTTAAGCTGTGTCGGTGTAATTAGAGGAATATAGCTATAACCATTCCTTTTGACTCTAGCGTTATACTCCATGATTTCATTTAAATGACCCATCCATTCAGATTGCTTGCCACCTCTTTTTAGGAATCTTCTAACACCATCATAGATTTCGCCTCTTAGCTCTGAGTATCGCTTGCCTATCTTCTTTTCAGTCCATTGCTTTTCGCGCTTTTCTGATAACGATATAGGGTTAAAACCGGCCATTCTTATAAGAGACTCAAAGTGATTCGCTTTTAATCTCTCGTCTTCGTAAAATACTGGCGCACCTGCACGGGTACTGACACCCTCGCTAAACTCTCTTTCAGATTTGAATAGATTACCAATAAATTTAGGTAAAATATTTTCAGCGGCTAAACCAAACTCACCAACAGATAGATTACCAACACCTCTCACTATGTCTGAACCGGCAGAATATGGCGCACCGCCTATATCTCTTAATGTGGTTGGGAATGTAGGTTCACCTGGTGCCAAAGATCCTCGCATGTCTAAGCCGAATAAACTAACGGTTCCTGAACGTGCTAAACGCTCTGAGTACTCACCGCCAATTTCTCCTACCCATTTATAGAAATCTTCTTCTAGTTCATCTGGGCTATCTAATCCTGGAACAAAGCCAGCTAAAACTTTTCCTAGTGCAAAGGCAAAAGATGAAGGTAAACCAGCAAGTATCGTTGGAGCGATCGTAAGATAAGCCGCATTCTTAAACTGCTTTTCGCCTAACATTCTAGCCTGTAGCTGAATTAATGAATGCACATAGGTCTTAAACATATAGAAAGTTCTACCTAATTGACCGAAGCCTGAACCTCTTGCCATCGCTGGTAGATTCTCTCTACCGTATATACCATGCGCTTTCTCCATGACTTCTTTACCAATTTTCAAGAACTCTTCTTTTTTCTGGTCAGTTAAAGTCCCGTCATATTCAGCCATTAATCCTCTTACTGTAGCCGCCACCGTAGCCGCACGGTTGATTCTTTCAGTTGTACTAAAGACCAGTAGGCCAGTTTCAGTTATTTTCCTGAAAACTTTATTGGCAGATCCACTAGCGATATTTAAAGCCTCTTTATTTTCTAAATCAGCATCCCAACCTCTTTTGACGACTTCTTCAAAAATCCAAGCATCTTTGCCCTTATAACCGCCACCTTCACCGAGCTTCATATGGGCATAATTTGCGAAAGAATCTTTCACAGCATTCTTTAAAAGTCTTGGCATTTTCTTTGCCGGTATTTTTGCTATGTAGTTCATTACGGCTGGAACTACTGTCACCATAGAAGTTAAGTTCACAAGACCAGAAGCCGGATTAGACAAATACTTCAATGCCGTCAATGATCTTAAAAGAGAAAGAGGTTTCTCTATAGGTTCCTCATTTCTTAGTTGGTCACTTATATATGATTTAGCTTCTTTAAATGCTATCGGTTGAGTCGCACTATCAATTCTATTTTCCCTTACCATAGCAAGGTAATCTTTCCAGATTTCAGATGATGCTTCATTAAACTCTTGTGTGCCAGGTTCAAGATTGTCCGGCATTTTATCAAGTCTGTATTGCTCAAAGCTTATGTCTCTGCCAGAAAAAGCATTGAGCATTTCTTTAGCCATTAAGCTTCGTGAAGTTCCAGCCGCAGTAGTATTGGTAGTCTGTATTAAAACTTTCAGCATATCAGTCTCGTAACCTCTGACTACATCATCTCCTACCGCATCACTCCGTTCTATTCTTCTTGCCCGGGAACCGCGACTATTAATCATTGCTCCCATTTGCTTAAATAGTGCCTTTCCTAATACTTCTTGGTTAAAGAATTGATCGGCCTGAGTATGAAAGAGTGCTTCCAGTAAAGTTTTCTCTAAAGAATCTTTACTATTTCTAAATATAAAGCCGCCTCCATGTTCTTTACCGCCTAGACTGGTTAGAATTTTCTTGTATTGGCCTATGCTTTCGCCAGAAATAAATAAATTCTTTCTTTTTCTGTCGGCAGAATCGGTATACTCTTGCCATTCTTTATTCAGACCAATATCACTAAACTTTGACTCATTTTCCTTATAAAGTCTATCAAGACCATTTTGCATCAAATCATTTAAAGCAACCAAGTCGGCATCGTTAAAAGCATCTTCGCTTGGCTTATTGCTTATTTCGTGGGTGACTTTATAGCCTTGTCTTTTTAGCTTTGTCGATTCAAATAATCTTCTTGCTTTTGTTTCAAACTGCAATCTAATATTTGGTTCGCCTTTCTTAGAAGCTTTTAAGATGTAACGGCCACTACGTAAACGAGGTACATAATGTCCACGTCTGTCACCCATTTCACGCATTTCTTGGAAAAGATCAACTCCTTCATCTTCAGGAACCGGCAAACCTAAATCTTCATATGATTTACGCCATTGATCATATTTAGCTCTAAGCTCTAAATATTGACGACCGTACATGATTCTTACACGCATTACCGCATCGGCGAAACCTTTGCTTTTCCCTTCTCTGATAAGCTTATCATGCTCTCTTTTCCAAACATTCAACCAAGCTACATTCTCGTCATTAAATGTTACTTCATTGCTCTTTTCGTCTAAGACGACCTTACGACTTTCATCATATAAAGTGAATTGTCCAGACTGTCTCTCAAACACATAGAAACCTTTAGCATCTATGTCTTTTTGAATTAAGTATTTCTCTACCTTAGACCATTCTTCTTTATTCTTTTTAGCATAGTCACCTAGCTCTTTTAGTTCTTCGCCAAAAATTCCGTTGGCGATTTCCATCGTAACATCTTTTCTATTTAATGCAGAACGGAAAATTTTCTTTAATGCCAATATTTTGTCAGAGTAATAAGAAATAGTTTTAAAAATCGGATCAATGATACTTAAGTCTATTTTTTCATTCTTATCTTTTATCTTTCTATTTGCCCAAAAATCTAAAGCAAATTCATAAGCATTGGTCAAGCGATCCTTATCTATCCTGACCGCTTCTTTTACAGTGTCGATTGACCGATATCTATCTTTTCGTTCGTAATCAAACTGAAAGCCATTGTTATAGTTCGTCTTTCCTGTTGGGCCACGTTTTGCGAAGTCACCACTTAAAGCGCGTTCATATATTTCTTCCAATTCCGCTTT